CTGTACCCGGTGGCCGATGATGCCGAGCTGTACCCGGTGGCCGATGATGCCGAGCTGTCCCCGGTGGCCGATGATGCCGAGCTGTACCCGGTGGCCGATGATGCCGAGCTGTCCCCTGTGGCCGATGATGCCGAGCTGTACCCGGTGGCCGATGATGCCGATCTGTCCCCTGTGGAGTGCTTAGACGTTTTTTTAGTATATTTTCGCTCAAACATAAATTTGATAGACGCGCCGATCAGGTCAGGCAAAAAGATTGATGCTCCTATTTTTATTTCAGAACATGCTACCTTGCTGTCCTCGTCGTGCCTGGATATTTCCCCGCCAACCTCCACCATATGGAATACGCTGGTTCCAGGATTATAATACTGGAAAATATCAATAGGGTTCTCGCAGGAGTGAAATCCAGCCTTACAAGGAGAAACCTTTCCGGTGTGCTTATATGTTTCGCCCTCTACATACTGAAATCCACGGCATTGCATGTTTTGGTCAAATGCCTTGTACGCTATTATTTTGTTTTTCATTTCTCTCCCTCAGTTAATCTCAATAAAGGTAAGTTCTGCCGGTACAATCTGCCCCTTGCACTTCCTGCAAAACTTGGCATGTGGGTCGCCGCTGTTCTGCGTTTCCTTTGCCTTTGCAGCCCTGCGCCTGTCCTGGCACACTTTGTCCCAGGTTGGCCGGGTCATTTTCGTTTCAAGGCCGGATGTTATCGGGCAAATTTCGATATGAGTACGCCATAGTTGGGTTGTGGTGCCGGATCGGTGGGGGATCATTTGCAATCCTCCGCAGGGTCGATGCCGAGCATTGCCTTTGCTCTGGCTATGGCGTGGTCTTTGTTTATGTAGACAATGCCGCGCTTTAATCTATCAAGGTCGAAGCGGTGGTCATCCCAAAAGCATACTCTAACCATTTCTTCATCCCCCACAACGGGGATGAAATACGTCTTTTTGGTAGGCGCAACAGTCTCCGGCGCAGGCACCTCGAACCCGTTTACTGTTATTGTCTTGGGTGCGATGGTGTAGTCACTCAAGTTCCCATCAAACCTCATTTCATCAACCCACATCCCGCAATATAAAACCTTTTCTCCTGCGGCAAACGCTGAAATAAAAGGAATTCTACTTGCCCACCACTCAGGTTTATATTTATCGCTCATCTGACCACCTCTATATTAGGTCGTAACTCTTCTCGCATCATTTCATCCAACATCTTGATACGCCCGGAATGTTCGCAATTACGCTTGCATTTCAGGCACAGCACCACGTTTATGGTTGGTCTTCCTGTTTTGATACACAGCATTAGCTTAACCTCCACTTTTTATTTCCACGCCTCGGCGCGGTTTTTAATCTTCTTGAAAAGTTTCCAGAACGCCTGAGCCGTTATGGCTTCGTACTGCTCCCACGCCGGAACCCTGATGGCTTCGTACTGCTCCCACGCCTGAACCCTGATGGCTTCTCGCTGCTCCCACGCCGGAACCCTGATGGCTTCGTACTGCTCCCACGCCGGAACCCTGATGGCTTCTCGCTGCTCCCACGCCTGAACCCTGATGGCTTTGTACTGCTCCCACGCCTGATCAGATAGCAGCTCGGCAGGTTGAGAACGAAACATGGTCATTTGTCCAGCGCGTATAGCTGTGCATATTTCTTCTGGGAAGTTGGCCGGGGTTGAAAAATCTTCACATTCGCGCCGTATTGATTTTCGACGCTCTATCCCGTAATACCAGCATATTGCCCAATGACCGCGCCAGTTGTCCTTGTTGTGTCCGTATTGTGATAACTCTTTTCCCCTTCTGCTTTTCAGCTCTTTGTCTGAGAGGAAATATATTTTTCCTTTATATTCCAACCAACTGACAAACTCACACATTAACTTAACCTCCCCTTTGTAAGCCATAAATAGGCTGTATTATATCCGACACCCTCAAGTGCCGCTATCTCGGCGCAGGAAAGGAGCCGTCCTTTGTAACTGAACATTCTCTTTTTACGGTTGCTTCCTCCTGGTGTCTTTTTGGTCAGTCCAAGCATGTACTTGTCGCGCTGGATCGTACCAACTGAACAACAGAATAGCCTAGCTATCTCCTGCAACTGGCATTCTTTGCTTAATGCCGCAAGCATGGCCTTGTATTCGTCTTTGATGTTCCAGAAAAAATGGAAATGTTCTGGCTCGACCCATCCTATTTGCATGAGCACTTCCTTTCTTGTGCGTAGCCAGTGATCGGCGTTGAATTTTGACATGTGTGGTAGCCCTATGCAAAATTAATGAAGTCAAGATCAGTCCCAACATGGAACAGCTTTTTCCGCCTTGGGAAAAGTTTCTTGCTCATTTTCCGAACAGATTCCCCCTTCCAGCCGTGTGGATCATGTTTTTTCAAAAAAGCGTTTGCTTCTTTTCTAGTGGCGAATGCGCGTCCAAAAGCACCCATTGTCATCCCCTCCATGTTTGTATTAAAAACCAACTTGCTTTTTATTTACCTTATCACAGGCAAAGGTTTTGTCAACCACTTTATTTTACTTTGCGCACAATATTTTTTGTTGACAGAACACCGTGGATTTTGTATTATGGCTTCATATGGTGGTTGAGTGGTTGAAAAATTAAAAAGGAGAGCTTGACAATGCAGAAAGCAAAATACTTGGCGGTGGTGGGGTTGTTTTTTCTTCTGTTTATTTCGGGGTTGTTTTTTCTTCTGTTGATTTCTGGATGCTCAACTGACGCAGAGGTAGTGTCTCGAAACCTTTCGCTGGAAGCGGGCAATTTCAATATTGACCGGAGGATTGTATTTTACAATGGCATCACCGGAACCTATATACTGACCATCGAGGGCCGCTGCCAGGTAGAGCATGGAGAAAAGTTGGCGGTTACATGCAAGACAGGCGAAAACTCTTACAAAAAGCACTACCTTGGCCTATCGGATAATGTCACTTATTTCTCTGAGCAGTTGGAAGGGACTGCGACAAGCGCATACCGATACAAGGTGGTGTTTAAGCCCGAGACAATTCTCCCGGATGTTGATCTTCGTACCAGCAAGTAAAATGCAGTCCAGGGAAAGCCTGGCAAAGAGTTAAGGGCGGTGGCGAAATTGGGAGACGCTTCCACCGTGTAGGTGGAGATTGGCAAGGTTCGATTCCTTGCGTTGCGCTTGGGACAAATGCAGGTTCAAGCCCTGCCCGCCCTTTTTCAGATTAACACAGGAGGAGTTATTATGTTCGGAAATTTACTGAAAGCAGTTGTCGGCGTTGTAATCGAAACCCCTATCGCCATCGTGTCTGACGTTGTAACCATGGGCGTGGTCTTAACTGACAAGCGCGAACCGTATACGTCGTCTGCGCTAAAAAAAGTTGTCAGAAACGTACAAGATTCGACCGAATGACCACCTTCGACCTAATCAAATACGTAAACGGCAAAGCCATTACCATTCGGTGTGCGTTGCAGATTGTTAGATGTTTGTCTTGTGGCGGTGTAAAGAGCGCGATTGACGGCGGCAGCCTATAAAGCGAAGATGCGCATAGTTCAATGGGAGAACAGACCCGGCAGGGGAAGGTTGGTGTTTCGATGGCACCTGCGCCACCGTCACAAGACATTTTTTAAAAAAGGGAAAGACATGAATAAGACGACCAAAACAATCTTAATAGACGCATACACGGATGCTGATGACGTTCCGGTGTGCGGGGAATGTTCTTCCTGCATCCGTGGAATGGGGGCATGTCTGGGACCAGACTGCCCTGTCTGGCGCAATCAAGACAATACAGGAGCGGAGGACAATCAGCCATGAGTGGAAAAATATTAGAGGTGTATTCCTGTGACTCTTGCTATTTTTTTAGTGGAGACGAGAGCTTGTGCGAAAATTTAATGATTAAGGTTGTGAACTCTGAAACCATCCCAGAGTGGTGTCCACTGCCGGATAAAAACGGGTGGTTGCCTATTGAATCCGCACCTAAGGGGAATCTTCTATTGTTGTGGGATGGAACTAACTATGGGGTTGGATTCGCTGCCGAAACAAAAGAAGAAGAAACGGCCACGCATTACATGGCCCCATCCCCCCCAGAGGTAAAGCCATGAGTAAGATTATTGAGATAGGTTGCTGCGCGGCCTGTCCATTTCAAGGATATACCGGCGCAAAACCTATGTGCTTCAAAACCAAAGAAATACTGGACAGCGTAGATGCCTCGCCGCCAGCCTCATGCCCACTACTAGACAAAGCCGGGGATGATAAAACATTACTCAAAGAAATGGCTCGTTCCAGATATGAGAAGTTGCGACAAATGAACCCCACACAGTTTAAGGAATTATGGCGTGCGAATATAAGCGGTGGCTGGAAATTTGATGAGCTTGTCGATGCTTGGCCCGAACTACCATCACCACCAGAGGTAAAGCCATGAGTAAAGAACTAAAGCCGTGTCCGTTTTGCGGGAATAAAGAGGTTGGAATATTTAGCGATTCTGATCTTGGAGAGTCCGATCTTGGAGAGGATGAAAGCGGGCAGTTTACCGCTGTATGCTCGTACAATATTGGTGGTTGCGGGGCATCTGGCTCCTACGAATACACACGCGAAGAGGCGGCGGCAAGATGGAACACCCGCACTCAACCAGAGTACAAGTATGCCACACATGAAGAGTGGGAAGACCAGCTAAGTGATGGCTGCGATTGGGAACACGATGGGAGGCCAGACGCATTCAACGCCGCCCGTGAACTAAAGGATAAATAATGAACGAGGATATTTTTCAGCAAATCCACGATCACCCAGAGGTTAGTATTTTTGGATGCCCCAAACCACAAGATGATGCCTGTTCTCCTAGATATTCTGTTGAGATAATCGGGCCGGAATATCTTATGAAAGAATTAATCGAGAGGATTGATAATGCCCACAAGTAAAATAATGAATATCCCACCAAAGCAAAGCGGTAAAACATCAAAGTACCATTTTGACGATCTACTTAAAAAGAAGAAGCTGAAATACACCGCCACCGGAAAGCAGCTTGACTATATCAGGTCCGCCGCCTCGACATGGGCGAAGAAGAACGGGGTGCGAGTTACGACACGGATATGCAATGGTGGCATATGTGCTTATCTGATCGAGAATGAAGTATGAGGGAGATAAAGACATACGATGTTATCCTTACTCCGTTTTCAGATGTGCGGTTAAGCGAAAAGACATTGCTAGCCCTTTCTTCCATAGACAAAAACTGGAGAGATACTTACCACAATAAACGGGCAAGGAGCAAGAAAGCTAAAGAAGTAAAAAGGTTTATTTTTGAAATAGAACGCGCTGCCACTGCAATGTCAGAGTTATATTGGCTGGCAGGGCAAGAGTTTACAGAGATATAAAACCGCGCCCCGCACCTAACCGGAGGAATTAGGCCGGGGCGCACCCTTCGCCGGGAGAGGACGGCGAAACCTATTTCTTGTTGGTGAAGTACCCAAGCAAGGCGAAAATACCAGCGGTGGCAAGCTGGATCCAATCACCGCCATGCAGAACGCCGGTGGATATACCGCCCATAAGAGGGTTGATCGCGGTAATAACTGCCCCTGCTGCTCCGATTATAGTTGTTGCTTTGTCCTTGTCCATTGTGTTTCTCCTTTATTTTACGCCAAGATATTCAAAAGAGTAGTGATTCCCGTCTTGGAATTTTCCACCCCACCGGGCAAGCGGATGCTGCTTTTCCCACCACTCACCCAAAGTTCTATGCCCTTCTGTGTCGCTGATAAAGGCACCGTTTTTGAAAAGATTCAAGTCTATAGCCAGCTTGTTCTTGTGTGCGCTGCTCTTGTGTCCGTACCCCATTTTTATACCCAAGGCACCATGCACTCGCGGGTCACGGAATGCGTCGCCCACGGCAATCTCAAGGCCTAATTCAAAAGCCTTGTCGAAAAGGCGAGGGATAAGCCTCGAAAACGCCCATTGTAATTTAAGCAATTCGCTCACTCCACACCCATAAGCTCTGTGCATCTTTCCAAATGATCGTCAAGCCGTTTTATGGCAGCATCGAGCATTACAGATGCCATTGTCGGGTTTTCGGCCCTTACGTGCTTTGCAAGATGCACCACGGCTGCAAGCGCGTTTCTTGTTTTGTGACAACAGATTGAACATGGATCGTCTGGTATACTCATCAAATACCACTAGGCTTTAGTAGCTTTTGCATGGCCGCTATAAACCCTCCCCAGAAAGTAGCGGCGGCCCACACACAAGAAGCTGCCACCATGAGATAAAAAGCTATTTCTCCGGCCCTATTGCCTCTTTTTCTCATGGCCGATACAAAAGCATGGTTTGCCTCTTTTTCTTCCATTGCAACCACGCATTTTTCAAGATGTGTGTGTTCTCTATAATGCCTCTCTGCTGGAACCCAAAAGTTTTGCCGCTCAAGGTCAAACTCGGCCTTTACAATTTCTTTAATTTTCGGCTCTAAATGCTCGATTTGCAACCTTTTTAGTAGCCCGAGGAAATGGTCCTCTTCCATATCCTGTATTCTCATTCCCGCCCCCTCAAAAGTTTGGCCGCATAAATACTTGGCAGATAGTCACACCATCGAGGGGCAAACGTACCGCCTATTCTTCTAAGAACATGCCGGATTACCCACACACATTTTGTTCCTGGGAATCGCGGTTGACCGATAAGGTCGTCAAGCATTTCTTCCAAATCAGCAGAGAGAGCAACGCCTGTATCTATCGCGATATTATCGGCAGAAAGATCGGCAGGATAAAGCGCATAGACTCCTGTTTTTCTCCGGAATGACCACGCCTGCCCATTAGCATATATGGCAACAGAATCGGCAGGAAAGCCGACAAGAGCCTTTATTACGCCCCATGTGCTTTTCGGCCTGTGGAACAGGATGAAGATATTTTTGGAGTTTGCTGGGTCGCTCTTTGTGGAATAGCTCCTTTTCATGGTATGAATAAGCCACAAAGAAAAGCCAACAATTATCGGGGTGGACGAGTCAATGCGGGAGACATGCCAGAGCGAATGCCCAGCAAAATCAACCCACGCACCAATGCAGAACAGCGCGACAATAGAGCGGAACAGTAATGGACGTTGCTTTGTCTCTGAAAGGAGCAACTGCAAGACCACAGCCAAAGATAGATATTTTGCGCCAAGGGCAAGCTCCCACGTTGCGTCGTTGGATATAAACCCATGCGCGAGGTGTTCGCTTGCCGCAATAGCTATTAGAGAAACGAGCCAGATCAATTAAAACGGCCTGTCCGTGGGTCTCTGCTCGGCGGTGAGCCTTTCGGTTTCGGTGATCCTGCCATTTATTAATCCCCCATGTCTAAATCAGCAATGGCCGCTGCTGATACAGTAAGCGCGTTGGTTTTCATGTCATTCACTGCATTGTAAAAAAGCTGGCCGTTGACCCCAGCCACCACTGCGGTTATTGTCCCGCCTGTGCCGCCGACAGTCACGTTAACCGGAATAGTTAACGTGTTCGCCCCGGTGCTGGTAACAACATAGCTACCGTTTATGGAAGGGGTTGCCCCTGTATGCCCGGAGATCGTGGCGGTATAACCGGAAGGGATTCCATGCGCTGCGGATGTGGTCAGCACGGAAGGATTAGCCACCGACGAACTCACAATGGTAGCTGCTGGAATTTCCGCTACAGCCACAACCCCAAACTCGGTACTCCCCTCTAATCTTGCCGGGATTGTTCCGCCAGCCGTGACACTGTTCATTAGGGCTACGGCTCTTTCAAGTTTTTCCTGTCCCTTGCGGATATAATCATCTCCCTCAGCCACCATTTTACCACCAAATGTTACACTGCTGTACGGTGTTCTTGCCATGTTTATTCCCCTATTGTTTTAAGTAGCTCGATAGCCTCGACATTTTTTCCTTCTACTGACAACACTTCTGCTCGCCTTCTTATCATTGCTTTGTATATCTTTTTTGCCCTTTCTAGCTGCACCCAGACTGGATCGTTTGTTTCCGGCCATCCTGTGTTGACATTATACGTTGATGCCTGTTCTTCTGTCAACATATGGATGGAGTCTTTATGAGCCGTTCTTACTTTCCAAAGGGCATGCTTTGCGTCAAGTACATCTAATGCGACAGGAATAAACTCAGAGGCCGGAAGCTCTTGCGTCACGTTGTCCTCTGTGCGGAACTGTACCGTTGCCTCTTCACGCTTTGCCGACTGTCTTGTTATCGCAGCAAGGACAACACGCTCGAATGCGCTAAAATCATCAGCGTTACGGAGCTGGATCGTTTTCGTCCCGGAAGGGAAAAGTGCCGTGACATTGCTGTAAAACTTTGATTTATACAGTTCATCCAGCTCTGCCAGCCGCAGGGCGACATATGACGGAGTTGCCCCAGAGATGGTTACCTCTTCATAATCGCCAGATACCCCGCCGTAAAGGGCAACAGCATTTAATATACCCTTGCCATCCTCAAAGTCAGGACTTTGATAATAAACAACGCTACCGTCTGATACTCGTCTCGTTATTTTCATCATGCCCCCTATGGTAACTCGTGGCCGCAAAACCAGCAATCTGTCTGCCCTGCGTTGATTTCTTCTGATCCACCACCGTCTTGCCTTGCGTACACCTCGAAGTAATCCGTATCAAGAGTTGCAGCAACGTCAACGCTAATTGTAATGCCACTAGAGGTGTCAGTTGGAGCCCAATTCTTGACCAGTTTATGCACAGAACCATTTTTATAGATGTATGCTGCAAGGTTTGCAGACGCATCGGTATCCGAGATAGACCAGTGAGCTGAAAGCTGGAACTTTCCAACCTTGCCCGGAGAAAATCGCGAACTCGCAAACACTGAACCCACATCATACTCTTCCGAGTCGTAGGTTATTTTTGTGGGGGTTGCGCTTGCCAATGCCTGGTTGGGTGAACTTTTATACGCGCTGAATTTCACGTATGTCGTGGCCGCTGGTGCGACCAATGCTCTACCACTTGCAAGCTGATAGTTTTTGATCCGACAGGTCGTGCTGGTGATCATTTCAACGTCGAAGGTGTCCCCTGTCGCTGTAGCAGCGATGCTCGCCCCTGTTTGGGTGATAATCAAATCGGTGGCATGGTGAGTAATGGCCCCAGCACCGAGACACCGACAATGGTATGTGACGCCAGCAACGCCATTAAATGCGGTTATAGTGGTAGAGGTGTCCGATAAAGTTCCGTTTAGTGTAGTCCCCAAAGTTGTGGTAGCGGAGCGTGTCCATGCCGTCACAGCCTGATTAACCTGTACAGCACTTCCAGCCGTTACACCAAGCGAAACAGATGATGGGTTAGATGTGTTTACTTTCGAGATTATACCCAAAGACACAGCCGTTAGAGACGCGGAAAGAACCCCAGAATCCATCGCAACGGTTATGGTCGTGTCAGGCGCACCGTATGAGCTTGTGGCAATCGCACCATACAGCGTTGTCGCATCGGTGAATTTCATCCTGCGCCCGACATGGTACGCCGCCGTTACGTCAGTAGGGATAGTGAACGAAGTCGTAGAGACAAAAGTGGGGGTATGCCCAAGATTTACCCACTCAGCTCCCTCGTACCATGTCCGAACCGCGGCCATTACCTCACGCGCCGAGTCATTCACGCCAGATGGGAGCATCCCCTCTTTGAACCCGTTGGGAGATTCTGCGTTATTGCTTGCCGCCGTGGTACTCCATGCCGAAATGTTTGACATTTTTATGGCCTTTCTGTATATGTTTTATATGGAAAAACTTTCTGTGGTCTCAATCGCCGCCGGGTTAGCTATCTGCCCCCTGATAAACATTTTGGGGGAACGGATCAGCGCAAGAATATCTAAAATGAAAGACGGAAGGATAAAGTCTATCATGTTATTTCGTTATCCCAAGTAGACCGTAAGCACCAGCAGGAGCGGCAACCCTCTGTAATATTGGGTTAATAAGCCCACCCACGCCTTGCATCACCCGCGAATCTGCCACTTTACCAAGGCCTTGAGCCAGCGACACAGATGGGCTTGACAAGTACGCCTTTGTCGCTAGGTGAAGAGGTAAAGACACAAGGTAGTCAGTCGCCCCAGGCAGAGGCATTCTTGTTGCTGTCCCGGAATCACCGACAATAGGACCGAATGACTTAGAGAACCTTGCAGCCTCATACATTGGGCTTTCGTTCTTGCCAAGGGTGTACCCGTGGAAGTCTTTACGGTTCAGGACGTTTCCTAGAGTTTTTCCAGATACGTCTCCGCTGGCCGGATTTACAACACCCTGAGATTTCGCAACCGTAATGAAATTTCTGTATTGCTTACGGGCCTCATCAAAAGCCTTTGCTTGTTTTTCAGGCAGCCCACTTGCGATAAGGTCGTCAACTGTATCTTTAACCTGATACAGCATTATTCCTGCCTCTCTATCTCCACTGCCACCTGTCATTTGCTGGTTTGCGGCACGCCCTAGCTTGCTAGAAAGACCGGCCAACTGTCTCCCGCTTGCCTCCCCTTTTTCAAGGTATGAAACAAACCTTTTCACCAGAGGGTTGTCAGATGTTGACACAAGCCCCTCAAAATCGTCTTCTATACTAGCCAGTTTCCCCATTACGCTGTCAACATCAACAGGCTTTTTCACGTCGCTGGAAACATGCTTGAAATTGCTGGACAATCGCTCATGGGCTGCGGCCAATACTCCGCTGTCTACAACGTCAGCCGACTCTCCTATGGCTCCGGCAACAGCCCTATTGACGAGCTTCTGGTTATTGTCTTTAACCGCATAAAAAGGGCCGCTTGTCATTGGCTGGCTTTCTAGCTTCGCCTCTAGTTGCTGCAACACTTTCGAACCGCTTGCTTGTCCTGGCGTTAGCTCATAACCCGCTGCTCTTGCTCTTTTTGCAAGTGCTGCTCGCGTGGAATTAAGACCAGCAGATGGGTCAGGACCGGCTGTCCCCATCGTGTACCCGCCTCCCTTCCCAGACAGCACCGCTTCACCTGATACACTAGCCTTACTTGCAGCCTTTCCTCCGGAAACAGAAGCTCTTTGCGCAGAGCCTACAAGCGATGCGGGGGCTGTGCGGAACATACCAGATACTAAGTCACCGATCCCCTTGCCAGCCACACCCCCAGCCGCTCCAGCCGCAGCATTAAATGCCCTCGACTCTCCTTCTACTGTTGGGGACAACATACCTATGCCTGCCCCTGTCAGGGCTGCTCCGGTGTAGGTGTTTACTCCGGGGATTAGAGAGGCTGGCAAGGCTGTCGCCGCTCCCCCTCCAAAATATCCGACCTTCCCAGACGTAGTTCCCATTAGAGGCGCATCTGCTTCTCTTGCCGCAGCTTCGTCTTGCTGGCTTGTCAACCCTACCAATTGACCAGCCCCACGGCCAAGATCAACCATTGCCTTTCCAGCCCCGGCCAATCCTCGCCCCGCCCATTTTGGTATTTTCACGCCCGTATCATACCCAGCCACGTTTAAGGTGTACGGAGAAACAGACTCAATTTGCTCCATTCTGCTTTGCGGTTCTGCCTGTGCCGGTGGCTGCACTGCCTGCTGCTTCGTGTTTGCCTGTATTGCTTCAACAATTTGCGTATCTGTCATGCCGTCGGGAAACTCAACAACACCAACGCCAGGAACATCAATTTGTTGCGGCATTATTCGATCCTCCCGGTCGCTGGATTATAACGCCTTATCTTCCCATTACCTTTTGGCTCTGAGCCGGGTTTAGCTGGGCCTGCGGGTTTTCTACTAGTTCTTCTACGCAACGACTCAATTTGCCCTTTTTTGGTTTCAATGAACGATGATAGAACTGCGTCTTTCTCTTCTGGAGAAGCGTCCGGATCTCCCAATGTCGCTTTTAGTGATTGCCCCTCTTTTTCTGTAAATTGTGCGCCGAAAGTCTGCCTCAACAATGGCAGTATTTCGTTGTCAACTTTAGAGATATATTGCTTCCTTGCGATTGCTCCTTCTCCAACATCAACACCAAGCTCTCTCTTGGCTATGTCTGCCCCCTGCCCGATCTTTGTATATGTGGCTTTTTTGCCAAGGTCGCTAAGCTCTGACACCACACTGTTAAGCCTAGGCATGGTTGATTCCATATCTGACAGACTTGCCTCGGCTTCGCCAATAGATTTACCTGTAGCACCTCCAGCCGCCCTTCCAGCCGCTATAGGCCCTGCGTAGTTAAGCTCAACACCCTGTTTCGCCTCTTCTTGCGCCCCCTTGAGCCACGGCTGCGCATCAGGAGAAATGCCCTTCGGCAATATAGCTGAAAGCTGGCCCGGCATTCCTGGTGTCGGCATGACAACTTGATTGCCAAGGTCTTTCCATTGCTCGGCTCTTTTCATAACCAAGTACTGCTGTCTCTGTTCAGGTGGTAAGCTATTATAAAACTTCCACTCTTGTACGCTTTTTGGGCTATCCCCCTCGCCGGGGAGCATCCCCCTGGCAATTTGCGCCCGAAATTCTGGTATCTTTGTAGCGTCAGCCCAAGGAATCTTTTCTGGTGCGTTAATGCCGAAATCTGCCGGGTTAGCATTTCCAACGTTCTGCCACGCAGATTCAGCCTCTTTTTCACGCTGTTGATCTGCAAGCATTTTTGCTACTTGTGCTTCTCGCAATTGTCTTTGTACTGCCAAGTCCTGCCCCTGCTGATAGGCAAGCAATCCACGCCCTAAAGCCTGCCCTGTTCCGACTGGTTGAGGATTAGGCCCGCCAGACTCAAGCAATGAAGCAGCCACTTGCATTGCTCCGGGGCTTTGTAAAAAATCCATTAATCCCGCCATTCTAAGGCCTCCCGTAATTTGCCAAGGTTTTTATTCTCACGATAATAGAGCCAGCCCACCAAGCGCACCCAACCCGGTCGCCATGCCGCTGGACATGAGAGCGGAGGGAATCAACCCAGAAGCATACAAGCTGCCCCCAAGCATCGCGCCAGATAACGCCCCACCTAATCCGCTGGCTGCTGAATTGGTATTTGTCGGGGAAGTGCTTGTGCTTGATCCAGATTGCCCGTAATTTCCTTGGATAAGCTGGCTATACCGCGCCAATGCATCGTCTTGCTTATTCTGGTCGAAGTTCCACCTGTTCAACTGGTCGTTCAGATTGGCCTGCGCCATGCCCTCTCTCGCGCTGCCCACCGAAGCAAGCTGTTGCGCATCCACATAATCCTGATTTGCCATCTGAGGCGCAAACAACATCCCCTGTGTTTGTCTGTCTCTTTCTGACTCGTAATTTTGGCCGTACATGCTTGCCGCTGTGTCACCGTATGCCCCGGCAAGCGCGGTTTGGTGCAGTCCTGAACCATACCGCCCACCCTTTGCAAATTGGCTGTCAAGGCTTCCCCTCACTTTCCCCAATGCGCGGTTTACAGCCGTGTCAATGTACGGATTGCTGTTTAGATAGTCACCTTCCATGGTGTCTGTAAGCAGCCTGTTTCCTGCGGCCATCAGCGGAGAACCAGACCTTGCCCTATCCGCTTGCATCGCCAGTGCTTGCTCTGTCTCTGTTGCGAAAGGCGTTACTGTTGAGCCGGGGAAGTAATTTCTCGTTTTATACTGGTTCCTTGCATTAGCAAAAACATCTTGCAAATATGGCTGCTGTCCTTCCCATGGGTCGGATTTTGTCACTGTTTGGGTGGAAGTTGCCCCGCCACCACCGCCGCCTGAACACATAATTATGCCCCCATTGTTAAAAGATAAACGGAGTCTGTCTGCCTAAAGCCAAGACGCTTCAACATTTTTCCGGTGTTCGCATATGATTTAACTGTTGCTGTCACTTCGGAGACCCCTATTTTTTGGAAAAAGTTTTTGCAGTATCGCATCAATACCAAAGCGAGCATCCCTTTCCTGTGTTCTGGCAATAGATATAATGCGCTTTCTTCTGCGACCATCAATTGCGTATGAATTGATGGGTATACAAAGAACCCGCACCCGCCCACCATTTTCTCTTTTAAAAAAACTCCAACCTGAACAAACCCTCCGCTTTTTTCCAGACTCAAAAATCTGTTATAATCTGGCGATAAAGGTGGGCGATGTTCCTCTATTTCATCCCACTGCGTTCTGTGTAAGTACTCTATTTCTTCAAGGTGATCTGCCATCTTTGTTAGCTTTACTGTGTATCCCTGATATTCCTTTTCTGGAAAATCTGTATCTGCTAGATATTCAACATTCTCAGGAGTATGGGACGAGTACGAAAGTATTTGCATAGACAACTCTGGTGTCACCACCATCCCGTCACACATTGCAAGAGCTTCCGCTAGTTGCTCGATACCCATTATTTCCCACACTCCCCTGAAAAAGAGGCGTTTGGTTCCGCTGCGCTCACACCTATATCTGCTTTTCGTGACGTATAAGTTATCAAGCCATCCGATGTTGTTTTATCCCAATAGTTAAAGCAAAAGTTTGGGATGATTGCCGAGACATTCATTATTTTTTTAACATATTTGCACGCCAGCTTATTAGAGGTTGGTGTAACCCCATAAATTACATCAAATAAAAACCCGTCAGGCCCGGATAGTGACAGATAGTGATCTATCACTCTTTTGCCTACCTCGAAAGAGTCCTTACCGAACCCCTGCTTGAACATGGAAAAATTCGCCCGAACCCTTTTCCCTTCCAATGAGTTAAGCCAGCTAATCATTACAATTGTTTCTCCGCGCATAACTACGAAAAGTAGCTGGCCCGGACTTTTAAACAGCCTGACGAAATCGGAGGCACATTGAACAGAACCGTCATAAAACGCTTTTTTCTCTAACCCCTCAGCGACAAGGCTTAGATATAACCATGCAAGGTCGGAATCAGGGATATTGGGTATCCCGTCAACAACCATATATGGCACAATTCTTTCCATTAACCCACCAGCACACAGGAGAAGGTTCTATCGTTTGTCGCCGTATTCGCATGGGTCAAGGTCACGGTTTTCGCCGCAACATCACGCCCGGAGACATACAGGCCAGACAACGCCCCAGCCGCATTCGCCGTGATCGGGGTGAAAGTAAGGACAGTGTCAGCCCCGACACGCCCCTCTGCAAAGGTGACAGTGGTTGTCGCGCTGTTCGCCGTCAAAGTTATAGTTGCGGTGTTATTCGTCTTTCCATCCATCACCGCGTTGATCTTCTTGGCAAGCTGCTTGCACCACTCCAGCGGGTTTGTATGTGTCTCTATCGCCTTAAGGAAGCTCATCGTTTCCCGCCCTCGGCAAACTCAACAATGGCAACACCCTGAGCATGGGAAAACCCTCCAGAAACTTTAACTCTCGCCCGATGGTATCTGGCGTTGCTTCTGGTTTCTACGTCTCCGGTGGTGTTTACCGCTGTTTCTGTCCCCCATGTGACACTTTCTGTCAGTGCGTTCCTAGCCCCTATCTGCATGGTGACTGTGGAGCCGCCGTCGATCATCGGCCTTATCCGTGATAATCTTGTCCTTTTGCCCTCAATTATCTCGACTTCCCCTGTCTCAATAGTCGCATCAAGGGCCGTTCCAGTAAAAAGGCACAGCTTATGGTCAGTGTTAAACGCAGTAAGGGATATTGAGTTATCAATCCACGCCCTCGAATCTAGAGAAAACTCCAAGGCGTCAAGGCTTGAAGAAACAGTATCGAGCGAATCAAGCGTATAGCTTGTAGGCAATGCAAGCCTCGCGATTATCTCCAGAGTTATCTCCGCGGTTGACCATCTTTTCTTTGAGCTTTGCGCATAGTTGAACATTATCACCTTATTGGGATTTCCAGACACATTGGAAGCCCCAGGATATGCCCAGAAGATCACTTGGTTTATAGGGTCCACAACAGCGTATATCCTGTGCATATAGGACTGATCGAGGTCATTATAAAATGACTTAGAGACCATATTGTGGCTAATGGGCGTTGAGCTTGTGCCGTCAAACACGTAAAACCCGTCTTCACCAAGATATGCCGTCATTGTCCCGATCTTACAGATTGAACCCGGCGCATTGGTCCCATATCCAGACTCTATTTCGTCAAACTGGAACACTGATGGGCTACCAACATACGTCATGCGGGTGATAGCACGTTCTTGGAAGATAATCCCATACTCCCCGCCGACAATCCCGTTAACCCACCCATTGGCAGAGTTGAGGTCTTGAAAATCAGCCTGAGTTGTAGCCGAGACAGTCCAGTCTGTGGGGTCGCCAATAGCAGACCAGCGAACCCTGAAAGGAACAGCCCCATCAGATACATCGTCCGTGTTTCCCACAACCACGAAATCCCTTACTACTCCGATATACCTTGCCTTTGGCGCAGAGGCGGCGAGATCGGCAAATGCCGAGCTGGTCCCTATCGTAAAGGTTTGTATCGGATCGGCTATCTGTGTGGCGAGAATCTGCTCACCCCATTGTGCGAAATTCCAGTTGCTGTCGGGGGCGCATGTGTACCCGCCTACCACGGAAACGTCTCCCCATGTGGTAGTGTCTATCTTGTACAGCTTCGATACGTCTCCGGCGAAAAGGTACACGTTACCACCGTTGTCACGCCCAGATACAGCCCCTTGGCATCTGGCAGACAATGCGCCGGAGAAAACGGACAACCCTGAAAACTGCTTATAGCTGTCTCCATGCGGCACAACATTGTTTGCCACAGTTGCGCCCGGATTTTCATGCGCCGGGAGGTCTGGGAGATATTCTCCAAACTTTATCATGCTGCTGTTACCTGTAAGATAGAACCTGAAAACTCCTCGTTGTTGTCTTGCTGCTGCACAGCATTTTTCACATCGTCATATTTTGCTTTCCAAAGAATGGCCCGTGGATCATTGCCCAGATACGGCTCTGCTTCTGACAGGGCGGCAAACAGCACAAGCTCTGGAGCATTTGCGGTAAACCAGTTCGTCTCGTTGCTCGCGGAAAGCGCGTCAAGCCGCTTATAATAGCTGCCCTTCACGGTGTATGTGCTGTCCGAGTACGGGCCGAAGATAAAGTCCCCGCCCTCTCTTGCAAAGAACAACGGCTTGGAGTCTGACGAGCGGGTAGGATAGTTCGTGTAAATCCACTCTGCGGTTTTTCTCTGTAGCTTCTGGACAGGCGCACCGTCTACATACAGGTGCTTCATTTCGATATAGCCGGAAGGAACCGCCACAACCCCTGCCGTGATCGCGGTGGAGATAGCCGTTTCCATTGCTGCAATCCGCAAATCTCGATATATTCTGGCCTCACCTAAGCAAACCAAATCTGGGATAACCCCGGCGAGGTCTGATCTGTCCAGCCAAGTACCAACCGCTGTTTTGATCGTGGTATAAGAATTGAGACTCATCCAAGCCACCCGTAGCGGTCAACATAAACCGGATTGTGGTTGTAAAACTTTATCCCCTCTCCGGCAAACCGGCAGAGGTGCGATTCTTTGGGGATATGGACCTTGATTCCCTTCCCTTCTGCAAGCCCTATGAGATATTCCATGTTTGGCCGCTGGTAGGTGTATTCCTCTCCATCTGCCATGTCGATACCCCAAAGGCCTATCTCTTCCGCGCCCTCATGGATTGCAAGGGCCATTGCATACGCAACAGAAGAGTTGTAATACCTCGCAATCTCAAAAGGGTACTTTGTTGCGCTTGGAAAATATTCTTCCTGCATGTAAACAGGGGAAAAAGACTCTTTCAGTCGGTCAATATATCCTTCTGGTCGTTTGCTGTGTTCGCTTTCCAAAAGCCTAATATCGTGCATCTCGAAAAGACGATCCATGCGAGGCCATGCTGTATCCCACGGCAACCCCCACTTTTCCCAAGAGTGATCGTCCCACGGTGCTTGGTCGTGCGTGGACGGAGAAAGCCCGATAATGGCAACCTTTAGGCCCATTTGTTTCTCGTCCTTGCAAAAGGCTTCCCGCTAACGGTCAAAAGGTATGGCTCGTTGTTTTGGATGTAGCACAATGCCCGCCGCTTCTCGTCCACATCTGGGGAGAGAAGGTTGTACCCAAGATTTTTCAGCCTCACCACGTCTCCCATGTGGATTGAGCCAACATGACTTAGCGTACCCTTGTATTTGCCAAAGTTTTCCGGCTTTGCGTTTCTATCTTCGGAGTTTGCCTTGAGAACCTCGCTATTGTCGTAGCTCGTCTTGACAATTAGCTTGTCTTCCTGCTCGTCATAATAGCTTGTCTCTTGCAGCATTACTCTACCCCCACAAAAGAAACAGAGTATGTGATGCTGTCCGTATCTGCATGGGTTGCCGTTATTTTCAACGCAGCCGGGAGAATGTCTTTGGCGATGGTGTTTGCCGCCGCCGTCAGGCTCGGATGAATCCGCAATACGGTTAGCCCGGTTCCGGTAATTGCTGCCGATGCCAAGATGGTATACTCTGCGCTGCCGCTAGGCGACACCCCGGCAACAGTGAACACCACGGAGGGGCTTGCCGTTACCGCCGTGCAGTTGATGAAAATCAACCCGCCTATGGTCTTGCATGGGATCGTCGCGCTAGTTGTCGCCGTCCTCGCTGCGCTTGCAAAAATTTCCTGATGGTTTTTCATGGTCTTTCCTTTTAATTAAAATGCAAAACGCACTTCGCCAATCCCGCACCTGTCCTTGTTTCGAGGACGTGGCCTATTTCGCAAAAATGCTTGTCAGTCGCAAATGGAGCCTCTGGGATTGCCTCGCTTAATGCCTGCCCAGATATTTCCCCGGTATCAGATGCAATGCCTGTTCTTGCAAGCTGCCCCCGTGTGGTGCTGTCCCAGAAATAAACCTCTGCCACCCCAGAAACAACCACCCACGCCTCTTCTCCGTCAGCAACCCCGCTCTCGAGAAATACCCCTATGCAGTTCGGTACGCCAACAGGGACAAGCGCAACGGCATTATCTGCCGCAGATGTTGATGTTACGCAATATCCCCGCACCGAATCTGATCCTGTCTTGTTGGTCAGCTTGACAGCCAGCCCCCCGTCTTTGGTAAGCCCGGTCTTTGGCGAAATGGCATACAGCAACCCGGAATCGGGGAGGAAAGAGAAAACAGTCTCCCCGTTCTCGTTGTTGACGATGCTCAATGTCTCGTCATTCTGCGTCAGCTTGTAGCTCATTGGTCCCTTTAAAAAGTGGCCCCGAAGGGCCACCCGTTATTACGCTACAGTGTTAGTGAAAGGGGTTGCTTCAGTTCCGGCAGCGTCACCAACAATCTTCACAAACCAGAGATTTGCGGCCAAGCCCTCAATCTCAATCTCCTGACCAGCAAGACCGCCCGTGCTGTTCGAGGTTCCGAGCAAGTCGATGGTGTCTGCCGTATCGCCAGCAACTACCGGCCACCGCACAATAGTGTTGTCGGAGTCGTTGCCCATAATGGCATAGCCGATCATAATATCCGCCCCTGCAACCGACTTGATACTGGCGGCAGAGGTGAAGGTGGTTTTGACGATAAACCGGAACTTCAAACCTGATGCTGCGGCAGGGAGAGTAACCGCGATACCAGCAGCCCTGTCAAGCACGATGGTCTTGCCGGAGTGATCCGCTTCCGTTACGGCCAGGGTTGCCGTGGTGCAGTTGACAATCCGCGTCGAAACATCACAGGTCCGGTTCAGCTCTACTGCCGTGGCAACAACGCCATCAAGGATATTCGCCTCGGTGGTGGTGGTCGCGATAGCCGAAGCATCATCTACCCACCACTGAGTAGCGGAGACAGGGGTAAACCATGCGGACTTGCCCGGCCCCATCGTGAATGCGGCATCTTCCGCAAGCGCATTGATGTTATCATTCCCGCCATTTACGGGGTAGACCTTCAAGGCTGCCGTGGTTACGGTGTTTACAATAAAAATAGGGCCGGTGGTGGTTGCCGCTGCCGGGAGAGCCACGCCCTTGGTCCCGTCTGCTGCGGTTACTGCATTACATTGTTTTGTCAATACTGCTGCGTCTGATGCTGCCGATCCCGCTGCGGCGATTGCCTCGCGGGTCATGACTACAGAAGTGGCATTCAGTGCGATAACATCTGCCGCGCTGATTGAGACCACAGTCACGCCGGTAATCAGATTCAGCAGAGACGTGCTTCCGTCCGTGTTCTGAATCCATTTAAAAGACATTGTTTTTACCCTCTGTTAAGGGGGGGCCGAAGCCCCCGTTACTGGTTAAGATACGGTCAGGTCGTACACGGCTGCATGTGCGGCCTCAGTACACATTTCGAGGGTGTACTCTACCAAAATCTGCTTCCGCTCGCTGTCGCCGGTCTTTGCCAGTGCAACAGTATGGAAATCCCGAAGGGTTGCGAATTTCACATACTCAGGGTCCATGAAGTACACAACATCGGTAGGACACTGCCGACAAGGAACAAGAGTTACCTCGTTGCCCAACGGGTCGATATACACGTCCACGGTGTTGATCACCTTCTTGGTATCTGCATCGCGGGTCGTGGTTCCAGAACCGGAGAAGGTAGCAAATTTCCGCTTCTGGAATGCGTTCAGCACGCCCATGGTCGGGTTGCCGCCGTTGGTCCAAGCAGAGGCCAGTACGGACTCAACAAAAGACTCCTGCAAGGCCCGCGCGGTTCCATCGGTATGCGCATCCGAACCGTTACCAGCGGAAGCAACCGCATCGGATGCCTTGTCGGAGTTGGTCAGAATCCAAGCCTGCGCGCCTGCACATTCTGCGGCCAAAGTATCGTTACCAGCCACGTATGCGTTATTGGCAAGCAGGATTTTTTCAACGTCCCGCTTTAGCTCCTTCATTCGTGCTTCCATCTGGAAGGCCATTTCAGACTTTCGGCCTGCCTTAGAAACTGCCTCCTGCGTCCCGGTTACACGGGCAACCTTATCGGAAATGGCACGGTAGTTGTAAATCCGAGAGGTCGCGGTGCTTGCGTCGGTGGTTGCGTCGTCACCCTCTATCACAAAGTTTGTATCGCTGGCGGCGGTAAGGCTGTGCTTCTGCCACTCATGTTTAGTCCCGGTCATGCTGGTTTTGGGGATGGCAGACAAAAACGGGGTGTCTGCCGGGGAAATGTCATAGATGATGTCGGAAAGGTCTTCCCGGTTGCCGACTGCATCATAGCTTGAAAAAGTATCTGCTGGCTGTGCCATGGTTAATGCTCCTAAACTTTACCGGAGGCAATCAGGAATTCTCTGATTCCCTGCTTACCGCCTGATTTTTTGATTATTGAACGTAGGTTGGTGAACTCTCTTGTCTTTCCATCTTGCGCTGATGCCGCTTGCCCGGGCTTGACGAGTTTCGGCGCAATACGCACCTTTTTCTCCACACCGGCCTTGCTTTCCATCATCTTGTCGTACAACATCGCCTTGCGCAGAAGATTGATATGGAACGCCTTTTTGACCACGTTCAGCCCTTCCGGCTGCTCTCCCCATGCTGCAAGGTCTTTCTGGACATGTGCTTCCAGCTCTGCCCATTCTTTCGCGGCCACGACATCATCAGACCAACCAGGAATCTGCGCTCTCATCTTGGCCGCTTCTGCCGCCAATAGTGCTTGTTCCTGCGTCTGGTTCTGTTCAGCGATTCTTTGCCGCTCTAGCTGCACTTTTTGCAACGCCGCATTGAGGTTGCCTTGGCGCATCTGGAAGTCAGCCAGTTTCGCCGCATACTCTGCTGGCTCGTACTGCCTTAACTCCTGCCAGTTTACCGCCTGAAACTCGCGCATCAATTCCTGATGGGCAAGGCTGGCAATATCGTCAACCTCTTGCAGCTTTTCCACCGCACGCTGTTGAAACTCGGCGGCCTGTGCATCAAGTGCTTTCTTCTTCTCTGCGACTTCCCGGCTCTGGTTGTCTACATGCCCCCGCAATTGGTAGGCGGCCAGAATGTCGTTGAGCTTGGCTGATCCTTCCTTCCCGTCGATCTTCGTCTTGATTACTACGTTTCCGTCTTCGTCAGCGGCGAACATGCTTGCATCGACACCAAGAAGCGCGGAGAGATCGTCGGTGGTGATCTGCGGCCCTTCTACATCTGCGCCATCATCGCTTGCCTGGGGTTCAACCTCGGACCCTTCTTCTTTTGCTGCTTCCGGCTCGGCTGGTTCTGCCGGTTCTATTTTGGCTGGGGCTTCCTCTGCTGTGAGAAAGTTTTCCAGCCGCTCAATGGTACTTGCGCCGTTTCCGGTAGGGTTCCCGTTTTCCTCTGACATTGTGATACGCTCCTTTATTTACGAAAAATTAAGTGGGTTGTATATTTGTTCCGGGTTTGCCTTTTCAATAAACTCTTTCCAATATTGCCTGTTCCCAACCCCGCTAAATGGCATGGAAAAAAGTGGGCCGGCTGGCGTTATTTTTTCTAAATGGTCGTTTAAACCTCTCCACAAATTCCTTGGCGACCCAACCTGATCAAGCTGGACATTGGTTTCTGTTTGATCTTGTGGGGCGGGCTTGCCCATGAATTTTTCACCATACCCCATTATGTTCATCAAGAAATCTGCCAAAGACGGGACAATATGGCCTGATGGTTGTTGAGGCATTATATTCCCAACCTGAGACAGTAGATCCTGCTGTGGTTCTGTGCTTTTCGCTTCTATCAAGCTCATTTTTCTGCTACCTCAAGTATGGCTTTTCTGCTGCGTGATCTAACTCAAAATAGATAGGTCCGAATACCGTGTTGTATGCCCAGAACCCCGGTAGTTTCTGGAAAGCATTATCCCACCCCATCGCCTCCTGCAAGTGGTCAAACCGCCCACAAATATATTGCGGCATCCCGCCTGTTTCTTCCGTAAAGTGCTGGATTTTCTGTGCCAAATCAGATTCTTTCATTTGTCTCTCCTTTATGTCTTCCCAAATTTCGCCCAACCTATATTTAGCAAATTGCTGGTATTTCCATTAAATTAGCTCCGGCATATCATCTATCCACACAGAAACGCTTATATTCTCGCGCTGCATTGCTTCTCTCTTCTTTCCACCGTTTGAATAAATTACCTCTAGCCCAGGGAACACGCTTTCTATCTCTCCCCCGTGTTTCGCTTGGTTTCTGGCTGTGCATATGAACATTGTATGTCCTTGTCTCTGTGCGTCGCCAATAAACCTGTCCCACAATTCTGGGTCTTCGGTGTATGTGTCGTCAAAGTCTAGCGCAATATTTAGGCTCACCTGATAAACCTCTTCAATCCCTTGCGCTGTTCAACCTCATCCAGCCTTATCTGCGCAATGTCTCCTTCTTCCACAATCTTAGTCACTTCCCGCTTGATCCCTGCGAGAATCTGCTTTGCCACAATCACCCGCTGCGCCTTTGCTTGATCGTTTGGGTCGCAGGATAACGCCTGCGCTTCCAAGTACTCTCCGACCTTTACGAAAGCATCTTTGAAGATAGGATTGGCAAGCAATGCTCGCGCATCTGTAGCCTTGAATATCTCTGACTTATACATTTGCAACACCCAAAGCCTTTTCCATTTCTGCTATCATAGACCTTTCGAGTGGCTTATCAATGAATGGGCTAGGCCCTTTGCAGTTACCAATTCGATAATCCCCGACCTCCTTACACCACTCGGAATAAGGAATAGGCTGTCTCTCGCCGCAATATTGAACCCATCTTTGGATTTCCTCTAAACCAAACATGAAACTTTCTGACTTATAAGAATTATACACTCGGCATCTCCCCAAACCCGACCGGTCCAATATCAACTTTTAACCCCTCAAGGAATGCTTGCATTTCCAGCTTTGCGGCCTCAATAGACTCCTTGCTTGCACGCTCTGCTCTGCGCTCAGATGCGTCATATTGCATTTTCAACAGGTCCATTTCGTGCTTGTGGGCCTCTTTCATCTGCGCTACCTGTCCGTCAAACTGCATCTTCTGCATAGCAAACTGGCCCTTGATCGTCTCGGCCTCTGCCAAAATGTTTTCCGGTTTTCCCTGCTGCTGCAACCATTGCTGGAACTCCTGCGAGGCAGGATCAAAAGCATATTTTTCTGGCAGTTCAAAACCGAGGTTCTTTGCTATATCAGCAAATAGAGCATATCCATGTTGCGGCCCAATCAATCCCAGCCCAGCCAGTTTTTCCTGCGCCTGCACCATAAGTATTAGCTTTTCGCGCTTCTCCTGCTCGTTTCCGGTTCCAATCCCTACCTTGACAACCAAATCGTTCCGCTCTTTCCATTCTCTTGGGTTAACCGACACATACTGGCCGCGCAGCTTGATAATACGCTCTTTGTCCTGATACCGAAGAAGAACTCCATGCACCTGTTTGACAAGCTCTTTCACGCCTGTCTCGGCCAACATCCGTGCCATCATCTCTATCTTCTGACTGGCACGGTTCAGGTTTTCAAGGAATGCACCCTTAGTGCTGTCCCGCAATGAATCAGGATCAAGTCCGGAAGTGGTCTTACTTATGCCTGTACGTGTCTCCTTTAGGTTGTCGATGTAGTCAATAACCGGGAGTATCTGCCCTACAATAGACGGGGAGATAACCGGCTCGACGCTCCCAGACACAGGCTCTTGTCCTGATACCCGCTTTACCCCCCCAGGAAGTGATTGCAAGAAGTCCTTGAGGTTCACCCGCTCATTGACAACCCACTGATTGTTGTTGGTCAGATAGATATTGTCGAGCATCTGCCTAGAAAGAACGGTCTTAATCTCCTGCAAGTCTGCAAGATCATCATCCAGCGACTCGCCAACATGCCGATGCGGGATACGTTTCGGAACAAACGAGGTCATGGGGACAGATGGGATTACTTGGTTCCACTCTTCCCCCGGAGGAATCTTATCCGAAACCGTTACCACCTTGCGCAGTTCTGCGAGGCCATCGTCGTCCCAATCGACTTTGATATATGCCTCACAGAACTCAATCTCATCCTGTGACTTATCACCTATTGCTGCGCCATAATCGCCACTTTCGTCGTCGACAGAATCTCTAGCAACCACCTGTTGATCGTTGTTGTTGCCAGAGATCGCCGCAAGGGACGCAACAAAATCCTTCGGCATTCCCATCTCGATCAAATCGGATCGGGTCTTGACGGTCACATGCTCGGTAAAAGGAGAATCTTGCAGCGAGCCACGGCAACGCTTCGACACCCGGACCTCTTCCGCTGGTACTGCCTGGATGATACACTTGCCGGTCTTGGTTGTTACCTTGATGCGAATGTCAAACAGTGACACGGGCAGCCCATCCGGGCCGATAATGACCTTCTCTTCTTGGGCGACAATCTCTATATCAGAGCCGTTTGCCTCAAGGTCAGCCGAAATCTTTACCAGCTCTTCCAGTGTAATCCCTGAGTATTCCTCTTCTTCGATCTTCTCAGAGGTATCCCACCAGTATTTGATATAACCGTTCTTGAGTAGCAGCGCGTCCTTGCAGGCGTCATGCAGCAACAACCAGCCGTCGTTGTCCTGCATAATCACCTTGTTGGTGTAGTCGCTCTCCTGCTCTGCCGCGCCCTCATCCTCTGGGCCAACCGGAATAAATTCTGCGATATTGCCACTAGCAGTAAATACCCGCATAATGGCAGGCATAGCCCAATCGACAGCCTCGGCCAAGTCCTTACTGACAACCTGTGACCGCCCTTCCTGTTCATCCCCATAAGGCCGCCCGTGATAGTGGTCAAGTGCCGTCGCACGTTGAGTTGACAAATCCCCATCGTCAACCCCAAGTGATTGCGCTCTCTGCGCTCTGATTATTGCAACAAGCTCTTTTTCTCTCATTGTTTCTTTTCTCTTGTACCCACACAGAACCTAAACCGCTTCGATAGTGCCACATACACCAGTAAAAATGGACTCCACCGCAAATGGATATTTGGGAGTTCCCCTTCGTTTATGGAAAAGCAATCCCGGCTTAAATACGTTAATCCTTTCACAGGTATCTCTCAAAGCCCTTTGCTGGAATGATAAGCAGGGGAAGCAATGACTCCCACCCTCTTTCGATGATTGCGTTTCTGATCCGCCGCACCCGCTCGTTCAACGGCAAGTCCGGGCTTTGCCCCTCAAAGATGCGGGCGGCAAGATCGTTCATGAGTTCCGTCTCTGTGTTTGGGAACTCATCAACAAACACAACGGACTGATCTTCCGTCCCGATATCCACCCCGGAAACAACCGTCTCCGCCTCCTCGACAACAGGAGCCTCTACCTCAACTACCTTCTTTGGCCGTGCCATTATCGTATGTACCCCGTGTTAATTTTTAGTGGCTGATCGAAGAATTTGCAGGTTTTACCCGTGACAATCTCCCCGAAAAGCTCAGTGAACGCCCAAACATAAGCATCGGCCCTGTTTGGCGATGACTCCCCCATATACCCCTTGGTGGTCATGGCGCACAGTTCGTCCTCAAGGTCGGGGAAGTACCCGCCATGACGGATGCGTCCTTTCTCTGCCAGTGCAGATATAGGCTCGGCCCGGACAACCTTGCCCCTGGTTGCTGTCACTCCACGGTAAGGAGTGTTTCTTCTGGCGGTCTGGATAACATGCTCAACCATCGACCCGCCATAGTTCTTCTCCCCCACCACCTTGTCGGCACTGTGCCGCTCGTATGCCGTGGTAACGATCTTCCCCCACACAGCAGGGCCAGCCTTGCAAGTCAAATCCTCAAGCACATAGCCGTTCCCGTCCACACCAAGCCCGGCCACGATGATCCCGATAGCGTCATTGTCTGCATTGTCTTTATCCTCTGAGCCAGAAGGATCGACCGCGACGACAATGCGCTGCATATCTGGCAGCTTGTTTACCTTGCGCCATGTCTCGATACCCTCAACTGTCCACAATGCACCTACGGTATCGTCAAGGAACTTTCCTTCAAGGAATCGAGTACGCAGCCTTGCAGGGAGCGACTCAAGTGTTGCAAGGTATTCGGCGGGGAGATTATCTATATTGTCCGTAGGATTCATCACCATGCTTGCATAATTGCTGGTAGCAATGGGGTTCTTATCCTGCGGGTCTCTACCCTTCACGAAAAGCTGGTACGTCCAGTGCGCTTGAGAAGAAGGGTTGCAATCGTAGTACATCTTCAACCGCAACGAACCCTTACCATCGTCACGCTCTGCTCTCTGCGCAAGTCGTGTAATTGCCAGATTGCGAGAGCTGTATGGTATCTGGCTGCACTCGTTCAAAAACAAAGAGGCATACTCCTGCCCAAGAATCTTCTCGGTGCGCTCCTTGTCGTCCAGCCCACCAAACCATAATTGGCTCTTATTGGGAAACTCTGCATACCAATCTGTCTTGTCAACGTGGGCGGTAACGCCGGGGAAACAGAGCTTCATTACCTTGGGAAATGTATCAAGAACAACTGCGCTTTTAACATGGTTGAAACGATAGCGAAGGACAGCGTGCCGGGAACCAGAAGCGGCCAGAGCGCGGAGGACAAGCGTGCGGGTGATCAGGAACGTCTTCCCGCTACGGCTTCCACCGAATAGCAAGTTATGGGTTTCGTTTCCACCCATCAACTGAACCGCTTGTTTCTGTTTGGCTGTCAGTTCCAACGCCTAACTACTTTTGTTTTATCCACCGTGGGGACAAGTGTCATTTTTCGTTGATATCGCTGCAAACTAATTTTTGGCAATTCCGCTCCTTTTTACAGGCATTTCTCATCATCTGACGTAAAACTTAGCGAAACTTTTCCGGTATGATCTATCTCTTGCTTGTCGCTCCAGCCAAAGTTCTTCAACGCAAAGATCGGGCCTGCCGCTTGGCCGCCCATATATAGGCGTTGCTCTGCGTAATTCTGGCATTTTAGCTTGGCTTCTTTTATGGTGTCAGAATAATCGTCTTTCTCTTGGTAGTCGCAAAGCGTTTCCCTGCTTGTCTGTAGCGCAAGAGCAAGGCCTGTTATCGTGTACGGTAGATTCTTTTTATCCATCCTGGCGAAGAATGCGTCGCACTTGTCTTTAAGCTCTTTGACCGTCTTAAACTTCATGGGCCTGCCAACTGCCATGCTAGTTCCGTCCTTCGTTCAGATGTGGGTCGGCGAGAGACGTAAGGTCTTCTGGCCGCTCATGGAGTGTTCCTTCTTTTTTAAGTGCCAGCTCCGGCCAACCTATTTTAGGTTTATGCTTTGAATTTTTAAAAACGCGCTCGTAGTTGTCGCGGTATGATTCGGTTGTCGCTGTCTGCCCTGGGCTGAACATGTTCTGTGCCATTATTCTACCGTCCCGTAATAGTCAAAAAAAACCTGCTCAAGCCCGATGTTTGACCGGCTGGAACAGGTGGTTGTTTCGTGTACTGGTATTGTGTCGATGTAAAACAGAAAATCTGGATGCGATGCGTGACGGAAACACACGGGTTGCGTGTTGTATCGGGAGAGAATCGAGTTGCATTGCTGACACCGCCTTGTCTGCATGTTGTCCCCTAGAGAATAGGCTATATTCTCATAGTACAGACAAATTGTGTCAGTGTCAAGTGTTTGTGACGGTTTTTGTCATATTAATCGGCCTTTATATTTTTCTGCTACCTCAAACACTATTTTCCCACCCCTTTTAACGCTTGACTCCATGGCGTTGTCGTCTCTCTCGATAAGAACCGTGTTCTCCTCGGAAACAACAACGTTCACGATGTTCCCCCAACAGTCACACCCCTCAGAATAGACCAGCATATTTCCGTCAAACTCCTTTAGCTTCTTGATAAGCTCATCAACGGTTGTTGTTATGTTATATTTCCCATCAACTTTTAGTTTCATGTCCACCTTAATCACCTTTCCACTCTATTGACTATCTCAACCAGCGCAGCTAGTTCTTCTCTGCCCAAGTAGACAAGATCTCCATCCCCGCGATATGAGAAAATCTCGAAAACACCTCCCCCGGATGCGTCAATGACATCAAATTCTCCACCAGAGTATTCTCTTATCTTCCACGGAGCGGGGTGTTTTGCTGTTAATATGCCAAAATATTTCTCCATGATTTTACTCCTTCCATCTCTTTGCTTATTGCTGATTAAAAATTGGGATTGTCCAGGTCGCTGTGTTGTGTTCAAACTCTCGAAGAAAGACAAAACACCCCTCGATGCAATCCCAATACTCATTTTTCATGCTCTTTATCATGGCAGTCTGTGCATAAAATCGTCATAGGCCCAGACAAAATTCGCTCTCTCACAAGATCAATCAACCCATCCCAATCAATGCCACAATCATGGTGTGCCTCGACATAAACTTCACGGCCTTTAGCCCTGCTCTGCTTCGCGTTGCACCGTTCACAGGTATAGCACTCACGCTTGAGTGCTGCGGACCTCTCTCTTGATCGAAGAAACACACGCCGCAGCGCGGAGCGTATCTGGCTATTTGGGGTAATTGGTTTTTTCCGGCTCAATCAATCACCTTTTCATCCAAACTAAAGCCGCCCGTTATTTATGTGGATAAACGCCTCGCCACAAAACAAATCATATTACCCAATCATACCCGCAAAAAGCGTTAGTCCTCTCCGCGGGAGTGCCGTCAGAGTGATAAAAACAACCCTTTATGTACGCCTTAATCTTCCTTGACTCGCTGCCTGATTCAAGCACTTCCTGAACCAATACTCTTTTCCCATTATACCACACATCGTCTCCGACTTTACAGTTATATTCCTGTGTTTTCGCATTTTCTGGCTTGCGCTGGCCTCTTTTGTAATGCTTCTGTTCTTCCAGCGTGTAAATGCCGTACATGATCCGCTTCCCGGTTGGCAAAACTCCTTTGACCATTTCGCAGTTTATCTTGTAGCCCATTTTGCGGAGGCCGCAAATAATGCTTTTCAGCTTCGGCACACCGAATTTTACTGACTGCATGTAGTCTAGTGGACCAGCTTGCAATAGCGTCAGGATTTTGGTTTCTTGCGGAGTCATTTCTATTCCTTCAAAACATGGTACACATGAAAAACCAACTGGCCTCCAATCAAAAAAACAGTGCCGATAAATTTGCGGTTTCCTGGTGGAACATCATGACCAGTCCCAAACACATCAAAATGTTCCTCTGTTTTTTCTGTGGTGGTTAGGTCTACCTCTGCCCACACACAAATGCTTTCACCTTGGGATGCGGCACTTAAAATCACAGAGCCAACAGGCAAACAACAGGCAAGCAATTACTTTGCCCAACAGATCGGCATACGCTGCTGCCTGGCTTGATCTCAAATTTAAATATTGTTTTAGTCATTATCTCCCCTCCTTGTGCATCATCCGTTCCCGTTCCCGTCCCCGTACCCGTACCCGTCCCCGTACCCGTACCCGTCCCCGTACCCGTTCCCACCGTCCCCGTACCCGTACCCGTCCCCGTCCCCGTACCCGTTCCCACCGTCCCCGTCCCCGTACCCGTACCCGTCCCCGTACCCGTACCCGTCCCCGTCCCCGTACCCGTTCCCACCGTCCCCGTCCCC